AACCGTATTGTTTTGACCTTATCGCCCTCTTTCGCCACAACAACATGGCTCTTTTTAGCATGGCTAGGGGTCCGCTTGGGTTTGTTAAAGCCCGAGACTCCTGCTCGGGCTAATCGTGGGTCTTTTGAAGTTGCCATTGTTACCTCTTTAGATAATATCGCCGCGTAAACGCTTCAAAGTTGCTTCTGGGAGTGCTGCAAACTCGTCTTCAGTCATATTTGCAATGTCTAAAGGTTTGTCACCGAAGTTTGCACCGCTCTCTCCTGGTAATTCCGGCGGCTGTGCCTCTGCGGCCCTGAGTTTCTTAGAAACCTGCGCACGTTTTTTTGCTAATTCGTCGCTATTTGGGGCTTTGCCCGCCAAAGTTACGGGTTCGGCTTCTGCTTGGTCTAATTCATGATCTTTCACAACGTACTTGACGGCTTTTGATAGCGCATCAACTGCTTCGTAACCCTTGAGGATAAAAGCATCGCGTAGTTCGACTACTTCGTTAGTCATCCCTTCATCGAAATGCTCAGAATCACGGCTGAACACTGGGTACGCCTCTTCCATAGCAGTCGCAGCTTGTTGTAGCGCGTTTATCTGGCGGTCTTGATGGACTGTTTGGGACATTTCTTGTCGCATTTCGTATTCGAGAGTAGTTCTTTCGGCTTTTCGAATCTCTCTCCTAAGTGCAACGGCCTTTGCCGACTCGCCATCCAGTACCATATTCTGATATTCGACTTCTTTGGCATCAAAATCATATTCCTCGGGGGCGTCTTCAGCTTTTACATTAGCCGCATTGAGCTCATCTAGCTGTTTCTGAAGCGCCTTCTGTTTCGCTAACACTTCATCTAGTCGCGCCTTGGGGACCATTGGTTTTTTAGTAGGTTTCTCTTCCGCTACAGGTGTTTCTTCTACCTCTTCTGCCTCTTCTGCCTCTTCTGCCTCTTCTGCCGCTTCTTCAGGGGCTTCTTCGACCTCTTCAGCTGTTTCTTCGACCTCGTCTGCCTCTTCGACCTCGTCTGAGGGTTTTATTTCGGCTAAGACTTCGTCAAAACTCAAGTCGAGGGCCGGTAGGTCACTGTCTTCGACAGGGTCGGCTCCCGGCATTACATTGAATTCTATTGCTGTGTCTTCTACTGCTTGATCTTCTTTTTGCTCACTCATTTAAGAACTCCTATCGTTCCTGGGCTGGGTTAGGGGGTGTTACTGTAGACCGAGCGGTCTGCATAGCAGTTGTTGCTATCTTAGTTGCGGCGCTAGTCTCCGCTTGTCCTTGACGGATTTGATTAGTTGCGGATGAAAGCTCACGTCTTAGCTCTAACTGGGCTTCGTTTATCTCGAGCTTGGCTTGCAGCTCAGCTACGCGAAGTTGTGGGTCAATCTCAGCAGTATCTTGTACCTTAGCGATATTCAATGCCGCCTCGGACTGGATCTTCTTAACTTCTGCATCCATCTTCGCAATCTCTAGCTGAATGGTTTGCATCTGTATTTGTTGTTGCGCTGCCTGAGCTTCAGCTTGCTCTGGAGTTGGTGGCTCTTGCCCAGTCATCTGACGGATGCGTGTTGCAAGTTCACCTTTACGGGCTAAGTGACTGTATTCAATGATTGCGTCGTCAGGGATCACCACTCCTGCTTGTCTCAAACTGAGGGCTTCTGCGAATTGCGTCTCATCGAAACTATCTCTCGCTGGGGCGGTAGCCACGACTACGTCGTATTCTCCGACCATCAGGTTATTTATGATTTCTCCTTCCGGCGTCATCTCGTTAACTATGATCTCCTCTCGCGGCTTGAGGGGATCTTCTTCATTGGTCACCTGAATCACGCGCTCTTCTGTATAAAAAGTCTGAACGAGATTTAGAATTTTTTCGGCGAGGTACTGACGGGTCTTACGCAGGTTATCCAATGGTACTTGGATCATTATTGCGCCACGGTTTTGTTTGGCGCGGATCGCGATACCAGATACTTCTGCGCTATCAGTACCTAACATCGAGTCGTTAACACCCGAGATAGTCTTAATGTTCGCCGCCGCCTTCATAGCGATGCGGTCGAGCCCTGTCGGGATCTGATTAGGTTGAATCTTAGATGGGGGTGACGTGCCGCGTGCATACTCAAGTACGAGTCCGGTTTCTGCTCCGTGCTCTTCGAGATCGTCTGCTGTCATACCGACCAGTGACCCGCTCTCGACCATCCAACCGCTGTTGGCCGTGGTGTTAACTATGTGCAGCTCTTGACTTGCTATCTTGTTAAGCTGCTCCTGCGGAGACAGTAGGTTGCGGACAACTCCGAACGGTCGGCCTCTGCGGAAATAGCAAAAGAATGGGACAATAGTAAAGTCGTTGTAGGGGGACCAGTCATCATGGAGAACGACTTGATCACACGTAACAGTCCATCGTACTTTGCGGATAACCTTGCTCATAATAGAAAGGTCGTGCTTTTTGGCAAACTTTTTAACCTTACCTTCAGTCCACGCATCAGGTGCTTGACGTTGGTCACCAGTATTAGGGTCTACAAAGAAAGACACGCGCGTTAACTTTTTGTGTTGGCGCTCAACTACACGCAGCGCTTTTACGTTGCGGTACTCATCATCTCCAGGGACACCCGCCCCGAAATAGTCGTCGCTACTTTCCGTATTCCCAAAACGGGACTCCTGATACTCAACGGAGTCCGCACCGAATGACATGCCGTTCTCAGCAACGAACAGTAACCGCTCAGATTTATCTTTACCGTACAGTTCTTCAATCTCGTCTAGCGTCATCCACCTTGTTTCGAACACTTCGTTCCAGGTCTTCGGGTCGGCATCTTTTGCGTCAGGATCAATGAGTATGTCTAGCGGATCTTTTGCTGTGATTCGAACTTCGCCTTCAACGTGGTCGCTGAAGTCCATGCGTACATCGAAGTACCCACGCCCGTCCATGATCAGGCCATCACTGAACACCTGTTGTTCTACCCAATCTAACTTGTTGTTATCTGCGATCTGCATGTACAGCTTGGTAAGCGTGTGAGCCACTGCTCCATCGCCACCCCTTCGAGGTTTAAACTGAATATCTGCGCGTCGCGTGGACTGCTCACCTAAGATTGTATTAACGGTAGGCAGAATTGTATTAATAGTAAGCGCGGGCCGACCCTCTGACTCTAGGGCTGCTTCGTCGTCCGCGTCCCATTGCTCTCCTCTATAATAGTCGTCGCATTTTTGTGCCATATAGACGTAATCGAGGTGCCCGTTGTCTCGGGCGCGTTCATACCTAGCCCACTGAGTGCGCGTAATTTCTTCTTCCTTTTCAGGACTTATCTTCTTGTCTTTAGCCATTATTATGCGCTCATCGCTGATTTGTTAGTTCGTTCGCCTTTTAGTAACCCAGGGAGGCGATCTCTCCAAGTCGCTACATGCTCTATCTTTTCGTGGAAGGTGCTGAATTCTGTCATCATCAGACCCAGCCAAGAGAGCGCATCAACTTGGTCATCGTGCACCCCGTTAGGGAACCGGAGTAACTCCGCCACTAATGGGCCAGTAAATTGTTCTTCTTTAGGCATGAACACCATGCCCTGCTGCATTCGTCCCTGGATTGCTCGAGCACGCGCTTCTTTATCCCTGCGGCCTGTCTTTAAGTCTTTGAAGTACGCTTCGTAGAGTCCGCGCTCACGCACGCGCTTCTCGAGGAACGGTCCGAGGGCCATCTCAATGTGCCCTTTCTCAATACCAATAATTGAGGGCTTCCACGTTTCGTACATATCGAGTATCTGCTCAACGATTTCGAAACCGTCGTACCTCCCTCTTACAACGTCAACCACGTACAGGCAGTCTTGTTCGTCAACTCCAATCACCATACCCACGGTGTAATCGTTTCTATCGTTCTTGCCGATCGCTAAATCCCACGCCGCGTAGAATTTCATGCGATCAAGGTCTATGTCGTCACGATCGTAGTACTGGATCATATCTCGGGTGAAGTACTCGCCGTCATCAGCCACGGGGTTCTGCTGGTACAGCGCAGACCAATCTCGTGGGCCTACCGCCCTTTCTATTCGTGCTAGGGCTTCTTCGTCGTAGCGTTCTTTGTGTAGGGCTTCACCCTGTTTTCGAAACTCCTCGTCGACCTCTGCAATGGCTGGGTAATTAACAACCTCCCACTGCTCGCCGTTATCTGCTGCTGCTTTAAGTAGTCTTCCTGCAAGATCATCATCGTGCCAGCGAGTAAGAATAACCAACACGCCGCCACCAGGCGCAAGACGTGTGTACGCCGTACTTGTATACCAGTCCCATGTACTCT